TCGATGTTAAACTGCCACGCGACCTCTTCCGGGAACGCCCCATCCGAGTAGCACAGCATGTCTCCCGAAGCGCCTGCCAGCAGAACACCACGGAACCCGAGGGGCGCGCCGTCAACGTCCTCAACATCGAACCACGTCTTGTTGAGCATGCTCTTGACGAGCTTGTTCAAGGTCTTGGTGCCCATCACGCAGTGGGTGGTGATGCCGCCCTGGCTATCGATGTCGCTCGACAGGTCGAGCAGTGCCTCTTCGATGTTGCCGCTCTTGCTGCCATCGCGTCGGTTTCCACCGGTGCGGACAGAGAGTGTCTGGTCGACCGTGAAAAGCGATCCCGTTGGAGTCGCCACAGGCACGAATCCGGCAAAGCCCACCGGCCACAGGTACGTCGCGACCGAGGCCCCGACATCGCCAGCGCGGAACAGGTAGTCGTTGGCCGCCCATGCGGTATTCGCCGTGACGTCACTTGCCATCGTGAGGGTGCCGCCCGCCGCGTCCACCTTCGTGATCTTGATCCCAGTGCCAGTGTTCTTCAGACCGCCGCTCAGGAGAGTGGTGCCGGCGCAGAGCGTCTGGCCAATTTCGAAGAAGCGCGCCTGCGACACTTTTTTCAGCGTGATCGTCACGGTCGACACGGAGCCGATCTGCGCGAACGAGCCCGAGCCGTCCCCGCCCAACGCCATCTCGTCCAGCCTCGTGAGCGCGTTGCGGGCGTTCTCGATTTCGGACACCATCGCGTTGACGAAGGAGCCGGTTCCCTCCGCGATACGAGTCACCTTTCCAGACACTCGTGCGAACTGGAAAAGCTCGCCCGGAGTCAAGAACCACTGGCTGTAACGACTGTATTCAGTCGCTGCCTGGTTGTAGCCGGTTGCGTACGTGGCGGACCCGGCCTGCGGGTTGCCGTACTTCAGCGGCTGAACGAATCCGGCACCGAATGGGCCGGAAACAATGGTCCCCTTCGACTTCTTGAGCAGCGCGAGCGTCTTGGCCCGCGCGTAGTCGATGGGAACAATACTGTCAGGATAGGTCTGCTTGAGGACGTTTGCAGCAGCGGTTGCGTCGAATGTCATGGCGTAGCTCCTGAGTGGTGGTCATGGGGATTCACTCCGGCTTCGTTGCTTCGCCGTAACTGCTGCGTGCTTCGGGTGCCTTGCGGCCTAGACTATTAGGAGATACCTAGGTTCTTCATTGCGAGAGCCGCGCGGTCCAGTGCCGATATCTTCGCACCTTTCGGTCGACGATTCGGATCAGGAGCGACCGGCCCTCTCTCCCGGCTTCGTTGCTCTGCCGGTTTCGCTGCTGGCTTCGCTGCGGTCTCGGTGGCGGCCGGTGCCGTCAACGGTTTCGCGGGTTCTACCTTAACAGGTTCCGCGGCCTTTGTCTTGGCCGCTTTGCGCTTGGCAACGTCTTCATACTCAGCATCGAGTCGCTTTTCGAGTTCCTTGAGCGCCTCGGCTGCCGTTGGGGTCTTGCCGCCGTTCTCGCGCTCCAGGTAGGCGGCGAAGTTCACAACCTGATCGGGTGTGATCTTGCGAGCTACGATGCAGGGAAAATCGTCCGATGCAGCCGCGAACGCCGTTTCGATCTTGCTGCCGAACTCCTGGCGGGCGACCTGGACGCGGGCCTTCTCGAGCTCCATCGCCGCAGCCTTCTCGCTGGCGGCCTGTTCGGCCAGAGTTTTTGTGTGCTTCTCCAGCTCTTCCTGGGCAACCTTGCGCGCGATATCTTCGGGCGTGGGGTCCTGGTACTGGCGCGAAAGCTCTTCAATCCCGCTACGTAGGTCGATGCCGAGCGCCTGAAGGACCGCGGCCTTCCCGCCCTTCGCCAGTGCCTCCTTGAGCGTCTTGGTGAACTTGACGTCCGGATCTTCCGTGGCCGCCTTCGTCTTGGCTTCCAGCTGGGCAAGCTGTGCCTGAATCGACTTCTCGCGAACCCGCACCTTCTCTTCGCGCTCGGCGATGATGGCGAGACCACGGGACAGCCGCTGCTGCTTCTCTTCTACCTTGGGGTCGGCCTTAGGAGGTTCCTTCGTGGGCTCCTTCGCCGCTTCCTTGGCAGGCTCTGCGGGGGTTGATTCGGTCTTGGCGGCGTCCGAGGCCGGTGCAGTGGGAGTATCCTTAGCCGCCTCAACCTTCGCAGGTTCGACCTTTGGCGCTTCGGCGGCCTTGGCTGCCAGCTGAGCCTTCATCGCCTCAGCGGCGCGGGCTAGGCCGTCGGGACGGGCACGCAGACGGGGGGGCTGCTGCTGATGGACGAGTAGGCGGCTAGATGCTACGCCGTCCTTTGCGGCAGCGGCGGCATCGGGCGAAATGGCCGCGATGGGCGCGGATTCGGTGGTCGGTGCGGTCGCCGCGGTCGTTGCTTGGGCGGCGGGTGCGGTCTGGTCAGCCATTGATGCTCCTTGGTCTGGTAAGGATTTCGCAGATAGACGGGCCGTCGCCCCAATTGGGGCCGAGGTCGGGGTTTCCTGAGAGAAGTCTTGATCTACTGGGCTTCTTGCGCCCGAACGTTTGCTCCCATCCCTTGGCATACTCGGGCGTGATGGGGCGCGAGTGGATGGTGGTGCTCATACGGTGTTGGTTATTCGGCATCGTCCGACTCCTTGAATTCTCCTGCCGCTTCCATGCCACACATGGTGAACCCGGCGCGGAACGTGGCGCGCTCTTCGGCTGCAAGCGCCACCGGCCGTGGCTTGTTACACTCCACGCCGTTCACCATGAGGGGAGAACCCCAACGAAACCAGTACGACTGGCGCAACGTCATCGCTTCTTTTTCCGCCCCTCGCGTGCCTTAGCCCGGCGCTGGATACGGTATGCAGCCGCGGCGGCTTGGTCGGCTGGGTGCCCAGCCCTGATCATCTCGCCGATATTTGCAGCGATCGCTTTCTTACTGCTGCTATTGATGAGCGGCATTACTGCGGCCCTACCTTGCGCTGGGGATTACCGTTGCCATCTAGTAGGCATCCTTCGTCGGGCCTTTGGCGTTGGGCGATCCGACATTTGGCCAGCCACGCTGCATCCAGAGAACGCCGATATCGTTGGAACAAATCACACAGTCGTTCACGTGGGACTTCACCGCGCCAGGGCTTTAGAGCACTGGTGATCACTGCGGCACCTCTGCCAAAGACATCACCTGTGCGTTAAATTGTTCATATTTGTCCGCCAAATCTGGGACGTCTACCTCGACCCGGCCACCAGCTTTGAAAATCTCCTGGTGAGAGGCGCACAGAATCCCCATTTGGCCATCGGCAGCCGCGAAATTTGAACAATCTTTCGCGTAGCACAAGCAATGATTGTCTTTGATTCGGATTCCCATCACTGCGGCCCTCCCTGCATTGGCGCAGGCATGGGCTCACCGCCTGGGGCGCCTCGGTTCGGCACGATGGGCGGTGCAAGTTCCGACTGTTGCAGCAGCGGGCGCGCTGGCGGCGGTGGCGTAGCAATCGGCTGGTCGATGGCCGGCATCTGGGCCGGCGCCTGTAGTCGCTGGTCAAGCTGGTCAGCCTCGCTCATCAGTCGGCGCAGCATGTCCATGTGCTTCTCTGGGACGTCGTCTAGCCCGAGCGCCACGAAATACTGGCGACACGCCAACGTCTTGAGCAGCTTCAGACCAGTGCTCGACTGGTAGGGCTCGGGCGCCAGATATTTGCCCTCGTAGAGGGCCAGGTCGACCTGCATCTCGGCCAGTTCGCGGTTTGCCGTCTCCATCGTGATGACCTTTTCCAGGTCGGGGAAATTGAGCAGCTTCAGCGCAAGACCTCCCTGCACTTCCTCGGGAGGCAGCAGACCACCCTTGATTAGGTCGGTGACGGTCTGGATCTTGCCCGCCGTGGTCGACGGTAGCGCGCTCACGGGGTCGCTGTGGATGCGGATGTCGTTGTCGTCGCCACTGACGTCTGACCATGCGATTTTGTCGTATGAGCCAGCCCCCAGCGCCTGGACGGCGAACGTCTTGTCTTCCTCGGCCAGCTTGCTCCCAAGGTACATGATGATTTCGGCCGCGTCCTCGGTCTGCCGCTCCAGCCGCTGGCCCTTCGGCACCTGGCGAGTGTTCGCGATGTCGTTGTACTCTCGCAACGCCACACCAGCATCCAGCCCGGCCGGCTTCTGGCCCTGGCTCTGCATCTGGTTGATCCCGACGTCAGCCATCGCCTGTTCGATCAACCAGTCGAGATAATGATACACCTCGGGCGGGAATGCCGCCGATGGGCCGAACACAGGCGGCGTACCCCTGTGGTGCATGACACCGCCGATTTCGTTCGTCAACTCATCTTCCTGAACCTCGCTCCCCAACTCAATCGACACGCGCGGAACGCACGCCAGGCTCTGCCCGCGTGCAATCTTACGCATCGTCTTGCCGACCTCGTAGTGATACCCGATCAGGGTGTCGCTCGCGGGCCGCCCCTGCCAGCCGGTGTCGGCGTTGTCCCAGCAGAAACGCGGATAGGGGAACCTGTTCAGCTCCCACGGCTCATCGATCAGCGTGACGTTGTTCAGGGCGAGAATTCTGCGGCCTGGCTTCTCGGCGCTGATGCCTAGATGATAGCAGTCGTACAGGTCGACCATGTCGGCGATGGTGTCGTTTGCCTGGAGTCGTTTATACGCCTGATTGGCCCGATATTCCGACGCCTTCGCTCCGTCGATTTCCTTGGCGTATCTGGGAAACTGCAACCGCAGTTCATCGCGGCTGGTAGGTGTACATTCGTAGAGGTTTCGCAGATTGCGGCCCTCAGCTTCATTCCAAGCAAAGTTGGTGCAGTGCCGGCGCCCGCAACGGATTGTCTTGTTCTCCCGGTCGATCCACAGCTTTACCATACCACCGGAACGGGTCAGCATCCCGTCGACGAATGCCCATTGCTGCTCGGTGTGGAAATCCATCTCGCGCAGCAGCCCGTTGATGAACTTGGTGCGCTGGCGCGCTTTCTTTTGCATCCGCCACGATCCGCCATCCGTCAGACAGCTGATCTGAATCATGTTCTTCGCGATCATCGACGCCGCAGTGTCGACACACCGACGAATCACGTTCGCGCGCGCCTTCGTGTAGCCGTCGATGGTGCTGGACGCCTGATAAAGCAGTGGCGATCCGGGCACCATCGAGCCGAGCCAATACGGCGGCTCGCCGTCGTAGAGTGCCTGGTGAAGCGCATCCTTCAGCAGCCGGGTGGTGTGGCAGGAAATCAGCAACCGCCAGCAGTCGAGCGCACACGCGCGGGCCTTGTCCTCGTCCTCGATGTCCCACCATCGGCCATGATTCCCCATGGCGTCGCCATTGGCGGCCGTCGTGCCGGTCGAGTGGGGCATACGATACGTGAGGCGGCCTGGGATCTTCAGCTTGCGCGCCATCAGCTAAGCCCCACCAGCACGTCGGCCATCGTCTCAGCTGGTACGCCGAGTTTTTTCAGCATGTCGGCGGCCTCGGTCGTCTGGAGCTGCTGCATGACCCGACCAGCCTCGGAAAGCGGCGGCCCTGCCTTGTCAGCCTTGCCCTTGACGACGGGCAACGGCGCGCGCGCATCGGCTAGCTTGATCGAAACCGTACCTTTGCCGTCGACGCCGCTGAACTCGGTGACGCCATTGGCCCGCAGAACCTGCAAAAGGCTGCGGAGCTGACCAACGCGCATGCACCCATGGTTACACAAAACGCACAAAGCATGCACGCACCCCTTGACCATGGGCGTGGATTGATGTTAACTGGCTACCAATGATTACCTACCAACCCTTGCCCGAGGCACACCAGAAACGACTCGCCGCTATCGTGGCGGCCAAAAACAAGTCAGGCGCTGCGCGCATCTTCGGATGCTGCCGTCAGACTATCAAGGCCGCGGCCGGGGGGCTGCCGGTTCATCCGTACTTCGCGTTGCGGGTGGCCGAGATGCTGGCCAAGCGAGACGCGGAGGGGAAGCAGCCTTGAGAAAAAATTCCCTCACACCGGCAGGTTCTATGCTGTGGGCCGCCCTTGTCGAAAAGATGGAGAACCTAAGCTTCAGCGTATGCATCTCACGGCACAAATTCACATCGGTTCATACCGCACAGAACAGCTGTGGGCCGCCCTTGTCAGTCATCGAAGCCAAGCGCAAGCCCTAGCGGGTCACGCCCCCTGAGCCGCTTCTGCTCGGCCAGCTGCTTCAGCATGAACTCGCTGGGCTCGCGGTAGTTGGGGTCGTGTGCTTCGGGCTCTGGTTCCATGAACGCCCGGCACGCCCGGTACATGTACAGGACTGCGTCGGTGATGTCGCTGTGGTAGTCGTCGGCAACCTTGCGGGTGCCCTTCGCCCGCGCATCCTGGTCCCACTGGACAAGTCCGCAATCTTCGGCGAATGGCCCACCCTTGCGCGCCTTGAATGCTCCGGCAAGCATCGCGCTATTGAGTAGCTCGATGTGCTCAAGCTTGCGGGCCTTGTCGGCCGCCTCGACTGGCATGGGCCATCGGCTACGCACCTCCTCGGCTATCTTTTTGCCAAGGCCGCCGAAGTCCCAAACGCTCTTGCGTGGTTTGTACTTCGCAACGAGTGGTGCAACCTGTTCGGCAAGCTTCGTGATCGTCTGCTTGGGTGCCTGGTGCTCCTCGATGAGGTAGACGGTGCGCTCACCCGTGCGCCAGCCACCTACCGCGATGGCGTCGCGATCTTCAAAGCCAAGATCAACGCCTATGCAATAGTTCCATGGCTTCGCGCCAGTCGGCAGCTCTTCGTACTCAGCCGAGGGGCAATAACGGAACACCAGCACGTTCTCGTCCCGCACCCAGCGCCCGAGGTATTCTCGCTGATACGTGGGGTCCGCTTCGGTGATGTTACGACGGTCGCGGATTCGCTTGAGAAACACATGCGGTTCCATCCCGAGGTGCTTGTTCTCGTGAAGCGTCCAGAAGTACCGCGGGATGTTCGGGTTGTGGCAGGCATCGTGAAAGTAACCCGCGGCCAACGGCCCGGGAGTTCCGCTGAGCCGCATGCGCCCGTTCACGTCGAGCATCGCTGGCTCTAGGATGTCATCGATTAGGTAGCTCAACACCGATGAGCGAAAGTTCTGCGCCTCGTCGACGATGGCCAACTTGACCTTGCTGACACCGCGGAATTTGTCAGCCTCCTTGCGATCTTTGGCACCGCCCAGCCGAATACGGCTGCCGTTCCGCAACGTGAGGATCAGTCTGCTTTCGTTGGTGACGCCGCCAAGCGCATAGGCTTCGTTTTCCATCTTGAGATGCCGCCACATCAACTCCTCGGCGACGCCGCGGGTCTGCGCCGCGTAGATGCACGTGATGTTCGGCTCACCTAGCGCCGTCTCGAGTAGCGCGGTTCCATCGCCGAAGGTCTTTCCACTTCGGCGAGTCGTACAGGCTACGGCAAATGGCGAGGCATCACGAACCCAGGCCCGTTGCTCGTCGAAGCAGATGGCCTCAGCGCTGAACTCAGCGGCGCGCTTTGATTGGGCGTGCTGGCGGAGGGTCAGGGCTAGCTGGACCTCGAGGGGGTTCAATGGCTGCCTTCCTAGCCGGGGCGAAGCCTACGTCATAGGCGCCTGGATGCATTTCATCTTTATTGGCCTCGACCCCATTGACAAACACGCGAGCGGGATGGGATTCATTCGCTACTTTCTGCGCGGCTACACTATCGAGCATGTCTTGAGTCGTCGCATTTGCCATACGATCCCGCATCGTCTCGACCTCTCCGACCTGCAACCGTTCTCCCAGCACAATCACGCTCCCCTGCGGGGGCACCACGATGGCTCGGCATCCACCGTCGTCAACCTCGACATTCCCGGTGTGCTCGTCGTACAGGATGCCATCGCCCTCGACCCTGCGCTGCGATTCTCGCCCGCGTAGCTCCACGTTGGCACCCCAGCGGATAGACGTCGCCTTGATCATGGTTGGTATTCCTTGATGATGGCAGGGTCGTAGCTCCAACATTCCGACTGATGCCAGTTGAAGCGATTCGCCTTTACCGTCCAGTGGCTGCACCTCGCGGGAAGCTCCACGTCTAGAAGCTCTCTCGCTATCCCATTCCCACGAAACGCCTGCTTGACGTACACCCAGTGCAGGACGTCCGCCGGCCTACTGCACGCGAATCCCATCAGCTGGTCCGGCCGTTCCTCCAGGCACGCAATGACCGTGCGGGTTCGTTCGTCGGCCAGGATATTCTCGATCACACGATGCCAGCGCGTCCACCACGCGGACTTTGGCATCACGAGCGA